GTGATGCGACCGGCGGCCAAGTCAAGCCCGGCATCTTCCGCGTTTGCCTGAATCACACAGCACTGGAATATGCCCGCGCCGTCCTTGCTAAGTGGGGCCCTCGATGACTAACCTATCCCCCGCCGCGCAGGCAGTGCTAGATGCTCTGGACATGGAAGAGCTAAACGGACTGCAACAGCTCATAGCACGCGCTCATGCGGCCGCCGCCCTGCGGGCTCTAGCAGTCCGCATCCAAGGTGCTGACGCCATCCGCCAAGACGTGCTCGACATAGCCGATGAGCTGGAGGGCCGGTGACTAGCACCCCAATTACCCCCGCCGCCCGCTTGTACACCTACAAGGTCAATCAAGTGCTGCGCGTCATTGATGGCGACACCATGGTTGTCAGCATCGACCTCGGCTTCAACCTGACGCTGACCCAGACCATCCGCGTCAAGGGCATCAACGCCCCCGAAGCTCGCACCACCAACCTCGAAGAGAAAGCCCGAGGCTTAGCCGCCAAAGCCTTCGCCGAAACGTGGCTCCAAGGCAAGCGCCTGCTAGTCAAAACCACCAAGGACGACAAGTACGGCCGGATGCTGGGCGACTTCATCTGCACCGAGACCGGTACCACCTTCGCCGAGGCCATGCTTATTGCCAACCACGCCGGCGTGTACGGATGACCTTCGAGCAACTCACCCCTCTCCAGATCGCTAACGCCAACCGCCCCACCAACTGCTCTGCCTGCGGCGCCCGCGAAGTTCGCGTCATGGAAACCCGCGCCAACAACAAGGCCATCCGCCGCCGCAAAGAGTGCCTCGCCTGCAAGTACCGCGAGACCACTTATGAGATCAGCCAAGAGCAGTACAACCAACTCCAGACCCTCGACAAGCTCCGCGCTGTTCTGCTAGGCACCAACACCCCTCCACCCGCACCCCAGCTCAGCTGCTTCAACTGCACTCACTGGAGCCGTGGCGCCTGTGCCATGGACTTCCCCGAGGCCGGTAGCAGCTTCGCCAACGAGTGCTCCTGCTACTCACCGGGCGCCTAGTACTGCTGCACTAGCCCCCTTCAAACTACCCAGTACTTTTACCCTATACTCTGAACCTATAACACCCAAAACGCCCCGTGGTTGATCGCATTTACGGCTCCGATGGCCTCAACGAACGGCAGCGCATTGCTGCCAACTACTTAGCGCGCGGCACCACCATCCGCGAAACAGCTCGCAAGATCGGCGTCAGCGAAAAATCCGTCTATTCCTGGCGTCAACGCACCGCTGTGCAGCAGGCCATCGCACGCATCCAACAGGAGCTCCTCTCCGAGACCGGCGGGATGAACATCAGTACTATCCCCGACGCCATCAAGCTCCTCGACTCCATCATCAACGACACCGAAGCGCGCAATACTGACCGCATCGCCGCCGCCCGCACCCTGATGAGCGGCGCCCAGGCCTACCAGGAGCGCAAGATCCTCGAGCGCCAGATCAACGACCTCGAGCGCCAGCTCCTGCGCTTCACCGCCACGCAAAACGCCGCCACCAACGCCACCCCTATCGACCCCCCCGAGGACGACCTACTCCTCGACGCCGCCGACGACGACTCTCTACTGCTGAACATCCTCGACTCCGACTGACCCGGCGCAATGTCCTCTGTCTCTTCGCTCCGCCGCCGCGTCGAACGCCTTCAGCTCGAGCTCGCCCAACGCAAAGCCCGCGCCGCCACCTACGAGTCCCACGGCCCGATCTCCACCCTGCCCATGGTGGACAACTGGCCCGCCTTCGCGCGGCGCACCTGGATCCGCACTAGCGGCACCGTCGCCCCCTTCGACCCTTACAGCTATCAGGTCGACCTGGTCAACTCGATCAACGCCCACGCCAACACCATCGTCAACAAGTCACGCCAAACCGGCGTATCCGAGACCGTCTGCTCATACCTCCTCAATCGCGCCCTCACCGAGCGCGGCTTTGCCGCCGTCATCTTCAGCAAAACCCAGTCCGACGCCTCCGAGCTGGGCCGGCGCGTCCGCGCCATGGCCAACAGCCTGCGCGGTGAGCAAGTCCGCTACCTGACGGACTCCACCACGCAGCTCGCCTTCGAAGGGCGCGGCACTCTCTACTTCCTGCCCGCCTCGCCGCGCGCAGCGCGGGGCATTCCCAGCTGCTCCGTCCTGTTCATGGACGAGGCCGCTTTCCTCGAGGGCGCCGCCGAGCTCTACCGCGGCGCCATGCCCACGCTGTCCATGGTGGGCGAGGCCGCCAAGGTCATCGTCGTGTCAACCCCGGACACCGAGCTCGACTGGTTTGGCCGGCTCTGGCACGCGGACGCTGGCGACTGGAACCGCGTCGCGATCCACTACTCGCTGCACCCGATCTATGGCTGCGACCCCGACTGGGCGCGGCGCACTCGCGAGTCGCGTCGCATGACCACCGCGGCATGGAACTCCGAATACGAGCTGCAGTTCGGTGCCACCGACACCCAGATCTACCCGAACGACCTGATAGTCCGGGCCGCCCGCGGCCACTGGCGAGAATGCGGCACGGTAAATCGCAGCTACGTCATCGGTATTGACCCCAACGCTGGGGGCGACGACTACTTCATAGCAATGGTGCTGGACATTACGCGGCAACCGTATGAAGTCGTAGGTATGTACCGCGAAAATGGTAAAAGTACTGATTACAGCTTGAAACATGTCAAAGCCTTGATAGAGGACTACATGCCACAACGCGTAATTGTAGAAAAGCAGGCGATGGGGTCCGTGATCGCCGAAGCGCTACAGCATGTACTGCCAAACTACGCCATTGAGACCTTCAGTACGAGTCGATCCTCCAAAACAGTAGCCACCGACCGCATTCTCTACCTGCTCGAGCGCGACGAACTTGTCATTCCCGCCGGCATCATCTGTGACGAGCTCCGCGCCTTCCAGCACAAAGACAGCGGCGAGCGCAAAGCTGCCGGCGGCGCACACGATGACTGCGTAATGGCGCTCGCCTTTGCCTGCTCCCTCATTCCGGAAACGCCAGCAATCGCCAGCTTCTTCGACAACATCTAATCAGCGCGCTAAGCTACCAGCAGTCCGAGCGCGCAAGTTCCGTGCCGCCTCGGGGAGCGCAGCTCAGGGGATCCCCAGCTCCTGAGCCGCTTCACTGACCCAGAGCTGAATACTGGTCTCTCGGTGCGGGGACCACCAGCTCTGCTGCCTGTACCAGCGCAACCAATCCTGCTCGCTCCCCTTAGCGCGGTTGCACCCCGCGCAGCAGCACACCAGGTTGGCCCAATCACTGCGCCCCCCTCTACACCGAGGGCGCACATGATCCAGCGTGTCCCCCGGACTACCGCAGTAAGCGCACAGCGACCCCCAGCTACTGAGGATCGATTCGCGGAATCTTTGCTTGGCTTGTCGCTTGGTGCATAGGCGGGACTCATCGATGTGATGGTCAACCATGCGGGGCAGCGCCGTTGCTCCAAACTACCGGCTCTAGGCGCTACGCTCCGCGCAAACTCCCCGCAGTAATGTCACACACCTCGCAATAATGTCACACACCTTGCTCGCAGTTAACACGAACCGCACTTATCTAACACAGCTCGCAGCACCTGCAACCTGTGTGACATTACTGCGACCTGTGTGAGTAACAGCTACACTTGTGTTAGCTCTACCGAGTCTGCTGCAAGCCGTGACTCTCGCCGCATCTGATACTTTCCGGAACGATGGTGCGCTAATTAACGCGCTCACAGGCCTAGGTGTGGGCAGTCGTGATAAAACAACAGCCACATCCGTCGGCTTCCAAACACTACTTGTCGAAGCAGAACTCGAATCTTTGTATACCAACGGCATCCCCCGCCGTTATGTCGACGCCATCGGCGACGAAATCCTCCGCCACCGCCCCACCATCACTTTGGGCGGCGACTCAGCCGAGGACGACTCCGAAGTAGTCCGCAACTTCGAGCAATTCCTCCAGACCACGCAGTTCTTCCAAGCCCTCGCTGAGGTCATCAAGCTCCAGCGTCTCTACGGGGGCGCCGGCCTGGTGCTGCTCATCGACGACGGCGGCCAACCCGACGACCCCGTCGAGCCCGCCCGCATCCGCGCCATCCGCGGCTACGTCCCCCTATCCCGCCACGAGCTGATCCCCGAGGACTTCTCGATCACCGACTACTCGCGTCCCAGCCACTACCGCATCACCACCAGCCAACGGATCACCCCCGAGCAGAACAGCAACTACGTCAACATCCGCATCCACCACACACGCGTCGCCCGCTTCGACGGCCTGTACCTGCCCTGGAACTTGCGCTCCCGCAACACCGGCTGGGGCCAATCAGTGCTCCAGCTGATGTGGAACGCCTTCAAGCGCTACGAGACCGCCATGTCCGGCCTCGAGACAATGACGTCCGACTCCGACATCTTCGTCCACAAGATCCCCGGCCTCTTCAACCGCGTCGCCGCCGGCAACGAGAGCGACCTGCGCAAGCGCCTGGAGGCCAACAACCTGAGCCGCTCCGTCTACGGCGGCATGGTCGTGGACAAGGAAGAAGAGATCAATTTCCTCAACCGCGCCCTGAGCAACATCGCCACGGCGACCGACCCCTTCATCAAGGACCTTCAGGCTTCTACCGGTTGGCCCGCGTCCATCCTGATGGGCGACTCCCCCGGCGGCCTCGGCAAGGAAGGCCGCTTCGAAGAGCGCGTCTGGTCCTCCCTGGTCGAACAGTGGCAAGAGGTCTACTGCCGCACCCCGATCACTGAGGTCTTCACCTACATCCTGGCCAGCAAGGAAGGCCCCACCCGAGGCCGAATCCCCAAGAGCTGGACCACCCACTTCCCTTCCTGTTTCACGCAGACCGACAAGGAGCGCGTCGAAATCCAGCAGCAGAAGGCCCTCTCCGACGCCCAGTACATCCAACTCGGCGTTCTCAACCCCCTAGAAGTGCGCGAATCCCGCTTCGCCGGCACCGCATACTCGATCGAAACAAAACTTAACGAGGCCATTACGCAGCAACTCGTC